GCAGGTGCAGGTGCAACAGCAGCAGCAGGTGCAGGTGCAACAGCAGCAGCAGGTGCAACAGCAGCAGCAGGTGCAACAACTAACGATGTTACATTAATTAATGTAATAAACGATTATTTAGATAAATGGAATGATAAATCTAATTATGTAAAAACAATTATTTCAAGTGCATTACTATTATTATTAACAATTGGATTTCAAAAAGATATTTCAAGTGGATTATTATTAAGTATTATACCACAAATACAAGAAAAAAATTTTGATGATACTTATATGAATATAGTAAATACTTTAAAAACAAATATTGATAATAAAGATTCTAGAGTTCAGTTGATTAAAATATTAGATGAACTTTTAAAAAAAATTACATCTAATATTATTACAATCAATAAAACATATTGGAGTTATATTGATACAATCAATGAAGGAACTAATAATGATTCAAAAGCAGTTAATGATGCAGTTAATTATGCAGTTAAAGTTATTAAAGATGTTAAATCTATTAAAAATGCAGATGATAATTTAAATAAAATACTATCTAAAAATTCATGTATAGATAAAGATAAAAATTGTAGTATTGGTTATGTTCCTTACAGTGATTTAGAATTATATGGTATAAATCCTGCTACAAAACAAAAATTTACTAAAAGTGAAAGAGAAGCTTTAAAAAAAAGATTTGATTCTAAATGTAAAAGTAGTAAAGGAACCGAGCAAATATGTTGCGATCAATATGATAACCGATTAGAAAATGTGCGTAAATTTATTCCACAAAAAGATTTAGAACATTTTCATAAAGTATCTGTTAAAAAATGTAATAATAAAATTTCACATATTAAAGTATGTCATAAAGATGAAGATTGTGGTGAAGGTAATTGGCGTAAACCGTCAGTCTATGAAATATGTAAATTGCGGAATTTAGATAAAGGTGATTATAAATCTAAAGAAGAAATAGATTTAGATAAATTGACTCCCGACTGTTATACTAATCAATGTAATAGTAATGAAGTACATTTGCGTATTGATCAAACATATAATAATGATGCTAAAATTACAGAACATTATTATTTAATAGATGCTATTAAGAAAGATCATGTTGACTACTTAATAAAATATTTTAATACTAAACATAATACAAATGTAAATGATAAGTTGTTATTTGGATATAGTGGTAATACTGTTTTTCATCATGCTATTTATTATAATTCTTTTAAATGTATTGAATATTTATTAACTACAAATTTTGATTATTCAAGTGTAAATAGTGATGATAATAGTGTATTGCATATTTCGTGTTTAAAGGGTAATTATGATGGTGTATTTAAATTATTAAAACATGGAGTTAGCGTTGAATGTAAAAATATTCATGGAGATACCGCATTACATAGTGCAGTTCGTTCAGGTTCTTATAATTGTGTTAAAATGTTGTTAGAAAATAATGCTGGAGCATGCGTTATTGATAAAAATAAATATGGTGAAACCCCACTTCACACAGCAGTTATTCCAGTTACAACTGATACTGAATTAGACGATAAAGACGATAAAGACGATAAAGATAATGATAAAAACGAATTAAAAGATAGAATGAATTTTAATATAGTAAGATTATTGGTTGAATATGGTTCTGATATTCATAATAAAAATAATAAAGATGAATTAATAATACAAACATTACTTAAAAAGAATAAATCTATAGTAAGAGAAGAAATAAGAACTTATTTACAACGACAATATTATCAAAAATATACACGGACTGAATATGAAAATTTATTAGATAAATATGAAGAAATTAGACCTTTTGAATTAGATACAAGTATAGATGAAAATTTAAAAGGTGGTTATGATGAATATGATAATGATAATATAGACTATAAAAATTTAGTTACTTATACTGATGATACTGAACTTGATTATAATTTATACACTAAAAAAAGAACACGTGCAATAAAAGATAAAATACCTATTATTGAAGGTTTTGAAAATTCTATTAATTTGAATAATTTAAATAATAATAGAAATCATAAAATCACTAATATTATTGCTGTCATATTAATAATAATTGTTTTATTTTTTATTTTATTTAATAAATATTAAGATAAGGATTTAAAGTTATTTTTATTTATAATAAAATTGAATTAATTTTATTTTTTCTTATATAATTAAATTATGGAAAAATTTAATTATGATTTAGATACCTGGAAAGTTATTGAATCGTATTTAAAAGAAAACAACTATAAGAATTTGGTTCGTCATCATATAGATTCATTTAATGAATTTACTGATATTAAAATAGAGCAGATTGTAAAACAATCTAATCCATTATTGATATTTAATAATTATGATGAGGAAACCAACACATACAAATATGAAATTAATATTAATTTTGGAAATATTTATTTTAATAAACCAATTATATATGAGAATAATGGTAGTACTAAATTGATGTATCCAAATGATGCTCGTCTAAGAAATTTATCGTATTCATCACAACTATTAATAGATTTAAGCATTGATATTTATTCGACTGAAAATGGAGGTAAAAAGCTTTTAGCTAATAAAGAATTAAAAAAGGTAAATATTGGAAAAATTCCAATTATGGTGGGATCTAAATATTGTACATCATTTATTAATAATAGTGGAGAATGCAAATTAGATTTAGGAGGGTATTTCATTGTAAATGGTAATGAAAAAGTTATTGTTGGACAAGAAAAAATAGCAGAACAAATAGTATATGTGTTTAAGGCTAGTAAAAGTAATTCAAAATATAGTCATATTGCAGAAGTAAAATCTGTATCAAAAACTGGATTTAATACTCCTAAAAATTGTAGTATAAAATTTTCAAATAAAGATGTATTGAAAGGTAAAACTTTAAAAGTTAATATACCACATTGTAGAAGTGATATTCCATTATTTATAATATTTAGGGCATTTGGTGTAGAATCAGATAAAGATATTATTAAATATATATTGTATGATATTAAAAATAATGATGATAAATTGGATTTATTACAAAGTACAATTGAAGAAGGTTCTGAAATAAGAACACAAAACGACGCATTAGAATATATTTTGAGGTATAGTTCTATTTTGGGTCAGCCAAAGGATATAAAACTTAGCAGAGAACGTAAATTAGTATTATTTAAGGAAATGATGGAACGTGATGTATTAGCTCATGTTGGTCCAAGTTTTAAAAAGAAAGCATTATTTTTAGGATACATGGTAAATAAATTATTAAAATGTTATTTCAATGAAATACCATATGATGATAGAGATAGTTATTGCAATAAACGTGTTGAAACATCTGGTTACCTTATGGCTTTATTGTTCAGACAATATTTTACAAAAATGACTAAAGATATGAGAAATCAAATTATGAAGGAGTTAAATAGTAATCCATGGAAAAATTCAAATCATATGAATATTGAATCTATAATTAATAATAATAATTTGTTTAAAATTATAAAATCAACAACTATTGAATCTGGTATAAAATATGGATTAGCAACTGGTAATTGGGGTATAAAAAGCACAAATAGTAAAGTAGGTATTGCGCAAGTATTGAACAGATTAACATACAATGCAACATTATCTCATTTGAGACGTATCAATACACCTACAGAAAAAACCGGTAAATTGGTACCTCCGCGTAAACTTCACAATACACAATGGGGAATAGTTTGTCCATCTGAAACACCAGAAGGTGGATCAGTTGGATTAGTTAAAAATATTGGGATAATGACATATATTACAAATTATAGCAATGAACAACCTATAATAAAGATAATAGAAACAAATGGAAATATAGTCAAAGTTGAACATATTGACAATATAGAAGATACTATTAATAAAACTAAAATATTTGTTAATGGTGATTGGATATATATTACAGATTCGCCAAAAGTTATTTTTGATAAATTACTTGTATCAAGGCGTAAAGGATTAATAAATATTTATGTTTCAATATCATTTAATACAGATATGAATCAGATTAATATATTTACGGATGCTGGACGATGTTGTAGACCACTTTATATATTAGAAAATAATAAATTATTGATTACTAAAGATGATGTTAATAATATTGTTTCAAAAAAATATAAATTTAGGAATTTAATTATTAGGGGATTAAATAATAATAATAATTACGAAGATAAAGATACGAGAAAAGATGATATAGGGTGTATTGAATATATTGATACACAAGAATCATATTATAGAATGATTGCAGTTCATAGTAATATTAAATCAAAAACTAAAACTAAATATTCACATTGTGAAATTCATCCAAGTTTGATGTTAGGAATATTATCTTCTTCTATTCCATTTTCAAATCATAATCAATCACCAAGAAATACATATCAATCTGCAATGGGTAAACAGGCTATGGGTGTTTACATGACCAATTTTAGACAACGTATGGATACTATGGGTCATGTATTATATTACCCAAATAAACCATTAGTTGATACAAATATTGGAAAGTTAGTTCCATCTGCTGAAATTCCTAATGGGTTAAATGTAATTGTGGCAATAGCTTCTTATGGTGGGTATAATCAAGAAGATTCCGTTATTATAAATAAGGGTTCAGTTGAACGAGGACTATTTAGGTCAACATTCTTTAGAACTTATAGGGATGATGAAAAGAAAATTCAATCATCTGGCCAGGATGAAAGAATAATGAAGCCACCAAAAGATATTACTTCGGGCATTAAGCCTGGTTGTTATGATAAATTAGAAACAAATGGATTTGTCCCTATTAATACACATGTTACATCAAATGATATTATAATTGGTAAAGTATTTCCAATTAAAAGTAAAACGAAAACAAAATATGTGTATAGAGATAGTAGCACATTTTTAAAGAGTAATGAAACAGGATATATTGATAAAATTTATGTTAATCGGAATGGTGATGGTCATAAATTTTGTAAAGTGAGAGTTAGATCTATAAGAGTTCCAAAAATAGGCGATAAATTTTCATCTCGTCATGGACAAAAAGGGACATGCGGTATGCTTTTACCTGAAGAAGATATGCCATTTACTAAAGATGGTATTAGACCTGATATTATTGTTAATCCTCATGCTATTCCTAGTCGTATGACTATTGCACAGCTTATAGAATGTATTTTAGGGAAAGTAGCAACATTAGAAGGTGGATATGGCGATGGAACACCGTTTAATGATACTTCGGTTGATAAAATTATGGAAGCTCTTGAAAAAAATAATTTCGAAGGTTCTGGTAATGAAGTATTATACAATGGAATCAATGGAAAACAACTAAAAACAAAAATATTTATTGGACCTACATATTATCAACGACTTAAACATATGGTAGAAGATAAAATACATTCGCGAGCAACAGGTCCAATGGTCTTACTTACTCGTCAACCAGCAGAAGGCCGTGCTCGCGATGGTGGTCTTAGATTTGGTGAGATGGAACGTGATTGTATGATTGCTCATGGTAGCGTCCAATTTCTTAAGGAGAGGATGTTAGATGTGTCAGATAATTATAGGGTATTTGTGTGTAATGAGTGTGGATTTATTGCCGCTGTAAATCCAGATGAAAATATATATAAATGTAAGCCTTGTAATAATTTCATAGATTTCTCCGAAATAAGAATACCGTATTCTTGCAAACTCTTAATACAAGAATTGGAAGGAATGAATATTGCGTCAAGATTTATTACTAATTAATTACTTTAGAGAAACATTGGTTCATAAAAATACATAACACTTTTTTTTACTTGTTCTTTATTATAATTAAGTAAATCATTATAATTACCTACTTCTTTTAATTTAATGTTTCCAATTAAAGAAATGTCATTATAATAATACCATATATCATTTAATAGAATAAATGAAGTAAAATGTGCTCCTCCTAGTCCAGATGTTCTATATACGGATGACACAAATTTAAATTTTTTACCGTTAGATAATTCTATTTCTTCATCAGGTGTAATTTTCTCACCTAAAAATTGTCCTGCAAATGCGCGACTTAAATCAAAAATAATATATCGTTCTTCTTCAAATTTTTTGAATTTTATAGTTCTATTATAATCTTTATTGTCACATAAAAATGTTGAACCTTCATTACGAAATGATTCTTCTTTACTATGTAAAAATGAAGATAAATATGTTGATGTATTACTTATATTTACAATATCGCTTGGTGATATAAAATAATATATATCTGTTATCTGATTATTACTACTTTTACAAGTATTACCCGTAAGTTTTTTTATATCTATTTCTGTATTAATTGGTGTGTCTATATCATCTGTAAAATAAACGGTTTCTGATAAATTTTGTTTATCTTCATCTGGAAATATAGTAAATAAATATTTTAAAAATTCATTTGCTTCTCTTTGCGATTTTCCAGTAAAGGATTCAAATCCATCAAGATTACATTTACCAAGAGATTTTCTAAAGTTGCGTAATTTTTTTGATTTTTTTGATTCAGTTTGGTTATTGTGAATATAGTTAAATACATTTATTAATTCGTTTCTAATCTGTTGTCTTGATTCTAAACTACATCCACTATTGACATCAACATCTATTAAGGTGTTTTCTAATAATCT